AATATCGTTAGACTTCGTAAAAATCCTAATTATAAAGAAATAATAGAAAATAATGAAAAAACTAAGAATGAAGAAAAAAAAGAAAACTCAAAGAAACAAGAAAATATCTTAATTAAAGAACAAAAGTGAGGTGTTTATATGAACACAACTTATTTAAGCATTGAGGAATTTGAATCAAAGTTTAATCAAGTATTGTTAAATGATGATTTTGAAAAATTACTTTATGATGCTCAAAGAAAAATTAATCGTGTAACTTATAATAGAATTGTAGGAAATTATGAAAGATTAACTGCATTTCAAAAGGAAAAAATTAAAATGGCTGTAGGATATCAAATTATATATTTAATGGAGAATGGAGTAGAAGAAGATAAATCAGAAGCAATTAGCTATAGTGTCTTAGATATATCTGTTAATACAGACCATGTAAATGAGACTATTGCAGATAAGCTTCATATGTCAAATAAGGCTTATGAAGAAATTAAGCAGACTGGTTTATGTTCTTTAAATTTTAGATGGCATTAAGAGTAAAAAAACTACGTTTTCCTAAAGAACTTGCTAATACATATTTTGAAATTGAATTAGAACAAGAAGGTATCTCAGAAGATGGAGAAGCTATAAGTGCTTTTAAAAAACATGGTAATTGTATTTTTTCTGAAAAATCTAAACGTATTATTGATGAGAATGGTAGAAAAATTACTTTGAATGGCAAAATTGCTATTGAAGGCGATATAGCTCCTAATTTAAAATCAATTGCGAGTGGTAATGTTGTAATTTATGGCAAAAAATACGATATTTATGCTGGTTATCGTCCAAGAAATCCGGATGGTACAGTTTTTATGACGGAGTTTGACTTAATGTAATGAAAGTTACTAGTAAAATCAATCATAAACATATATCCACAATGAATAGCGTATTTCAAAGAGCTCAAGTAAGAACTTGTGATGCGATTAAAAGTGATTTACAGCAATCTCAAACACTGCCTCACGGAGATACTGGAGATTTACAAAAAAATATATTCGTAGATGATTCAAAAGTAAAGCAGGGAATTGTTACAATAGCACATACAAATTTGTCTTATCCAAGACGTTTATATTTTCATCCGGAATATAATTTCCGAAAAGATAATAACCCTAAAGCAGGTGGCATGTGGTATGAGCCATATTTGAATGGAAATAAAAAAAAGATGCCTCAAATTACATTTGCAAAATTTGTTCAAAAGGAGTGGAAAAATGTTATTGGCAGATATTAAAGATTATTTTAAAAAAGAATTTCCTTGGAGTGAATCAATTTCAATTGGTAAAATTGATAATAATCAAGAAAAAGCAATCTGTTTTTATCCATCGAAAAGAGAAATAGCAAAAATAAATCGTATCGGTGGAAAACAAAATGCTAAATATAATTTAGTTCCTATTACTATTTTATTAAGATACACAAAAAAACAGTCTTTAGCAGAAGCTAAAGCACAAGAAATATATGACTTCTTTGATGAGAGGTCTTTTTATTTAAATGAAAAAAGAGTGTTTGTAATTATGCAATCAAATAACCCTATTAGTTTAGGTACAGATGAGCAAAATGTTTATGAATATTCTTTTGAATTAAATTTTTATGAAGAAAGGTAGGTGGCTTAAATGGCTACATTTACAACTGGAGTATTTCCGGTGTATGATTTAGATTTTAAAATTGGAACAAAAGGAGAAATATCTGCGGAAGAAGATATGAAAAGTATTGCTGAAATGGATAATTTTTCAATGTCAGTTACTTCTGATACACAAGAATGGAATCCTATGGAAGCAAAAGGATGGAGAAAACTATTAGTTACTGCAAAAGCTTTAACAATTTCACTATCAGGTAAAAGAAGCTTTGGAGATGCAGGAAATGACTACGTAGCTAGCTTGGCTTTGAAAAATGGTCGTAATTGTAATTCTAAATTGACATTAGTTTTTCCAAACGGTGACAAATTAGAGATGGGTTGCGCCGTAAAAGTGACAAACTGGGTAGGTGGAGCATCAACAGATGTTCAACCATTAGAGTTTGACCTTGAAAGCAATGGAGAACCAGTATTTACTGCTGCTGCTCCAACAGAATAGGAAGAATAACTTTCTTCCTAAAAATTTAATTTAGAAAAAGGAAAGAGGAATTATTTATGCGTGTAATAGACACAGAAAACAAAATATTAACTGGAGATGACCATCCAGCACTAAAAATAGGGGAAAAATTTTATATTGTAGATGACAGAAAGAAAACTTTAGACAAAATTAATGATGTTCAAAGTGACCCTACAATTTCACAAAAAGAAAAAGAGGCGAAAATTTTTGAATTAGCATTAGGCGAATTAGAAGCTAGAGAATTATTAGAACAAGATTTAACAGTAGAAGGGTATAAAAATCTTACTTATTTTGTTTTAGCAGCAATTACTGGTGAAACATATGAAAAGATTAAAGAACAAAGTGAACAAAAAAACTAATATCCCAAGAAGTCTTTTACGATGAAGACTTTGATTGGGATTTAATTGTCGCAAGTTTTGCTCAACAATATGGAATTAGATTAAAAAAAGAATATGAAACGATATCTGCAGAAGAGTATTATCAATTATTAAAAGCCATAAATGGTGATACACCCTTAGGATATTATATAAGAATACGTTCTGAAACTGATTCTAAAAAAATTCAAGAAATGAGTAAAGATGAAAAAACTATTCGCAGTGAATGGCAACAATTTAGAATGAAACACGCTCCTAAAATGAGTGAAAAAGATAAAAAGAAAAAAACAGAAGAATTTCATAGTTTAATCAAATCAATGTTTGGAGGTGGTATGAGGTAATGAAGGTGTAGCAGGAACAGTATATTTTAATACTGCTTTCGATACGAAAAGTTATAATAAAAATATATCAAATACTTTAAGAAATACTGAAAATGCTTTTTCTAATAGTTTCAAAAAAATTGGCTCTATAGTTAGAAAGGCACTTGCTGTAACTGCTGTTGCAAAATTCACAAAATCTTGTTTAGATTTAGGGTCTGACTTAGCAGAAGTTCAGAATGTTGTAGATGTATCTTTTCCTAAAATGAGTAAACAAGTAAATGCATTTGCTAAGAATTCAATTACTCAATTTGGTCTATCAGAAAAGATGGCTAAACAATATATGGGAACTTTTGGAGCAATGTCTAAAAGTTTTGGATTTAGTGAAGAATCAGCTTACGAAATGTCTAAAACTGTTACAGGTTTAGTTGGTGATGTCGCATCATTTTATAACATAAGTCAGGATTTAGCATCTATTAAGTTAAAAGCTATCTGGACTGGAGAGACCGAAGGTTTAAAAGATTTAGGTGTTGTAATGACTCAAACAGCTTTAGAAGAATACGCTCTTCAAAAAGGTATGGGAAAAACTATATCTCAAATGTCAGAAGCGGAGAAAGTTGCACTTAGATATTCTTTTGTTCAAGACAAATTGTCGGGTGCAATGGGAGACTTCGCAAGAACATCGGGCGGTTGGGCGAACCAAACTAGAGTATTATCTTTACGGTTTGAGCAATTAAAAGCTACTTTAGGACAAGGTTTTATTACTTTATTTACACCAATAATAAAAGGAATAAATACTATCCTTGCCGGACTGCAAAAAGTAGCAGAAGTATTTACTTCTGTGATTGGCAAAATATTTGGTAAACAAAGTGAAACTATAAGTAATGTTTCATCAGATTATACAGGACTCGGTGAAAGTGCCATGGATTCTGCTAACCAAGCAGTTAGTGCTTCCAAAAAGGCTCAAAAAGCAATTATGGGTTATGATAAGTTAAATATCTTATCAAATAAAAAAGATTCTGGAAGTAGTTCTAGTGTTGGTTCTGATATTCCAAATATTGCTGGTACAATCATTAGTACTCCAAAAGTAGAAGATAATACCTCTTCTGAATTAGATAGTATAATAAGCAAAATAATTAATAAAATTAATAGTTTTGCTGAACCATTAAAAAATATATCATTCGAACCGTTAATTAATTCACTAAGTAAACTTAAAGATGCATTTGTTCCATTCTCTAAAAATATTTTTAGTGGCTTAGAGTGGGCATATTTTAATCTTTTAGTGCCACTAGCAAAATTTACTATTGAGTCAGTTATACCTTCTTTTCTAAATCTGTTTAGTGGAGCATTGAAAGTTTTGAATCCAATTTTGACAGCTTTCAAAGATATTTTTACTCCAGTTTGGGAAAATCTTTTAAAACCTTTATTATCATGGACTGGTGGAGCAATCATTGGAGTATTAAATGGAGTGTCGGATGCGCTTTCAAAGGTCGGAACTTGGATGAGTGAAAACCAATCTGTTGTTGATGGAATGGTAATCGCCATTGGAGCTTTTTTTGCGGCATGGAAAGTTGCAAAATTTTTAGAATACTTAGATTATTTGCATAAAACGGGCGGAGTATTAAATACTGTAAAAAAAGCTCTAGAAGACTTAAATAAGGTTCAAATAAAAGACCGTATACAAAATATTAAAGATACATTAGTTCATGCAAAAGAAATGTTAAAGGTAATCGGGCAAACCACCTTATCATTAGTAAAAAATGCAGCGCAATGGGCAATCGAAACTGGTGCAAAAATTGCTTCTACTACAGCCACTATAGCCGCAACCGCAGCCATATGGTTATTCAATGCTGCATTAACAGTTTTAACTTCACCAATTACATTAGTGATAGGAGCAATAGCGTTACTGTGTGGAGGAATTTATTTACTAATAAAACATTGGGATGATGTTAAGGCTGCAGCGAGTACTTGTTGGGATTGGATTGTAAGTGTTTGGAATGTTGCAAGTGAGTGGTTTAATGCCACAATTATTCAACCAATAAAAACTTTCTTTTCAGGAATGTGGAATGGATTAAAAAATGGAGCCTCAGATGCATGGGAAGGTATAAAAGAAACTTTCTCAAGGGTAACAGATTTTTTTGGAGATGTATTTGGAAAAGCATGGCAGAAGGTCAAAGATATTTTTTCAACTGGTGGCAGAATTTTTGATGGAATCAAAGAAGGAATAGTTAAGGCATTTACAAATATAGTTAATGCAATTATCAGAGGAATTAACAAAGTGGTTTCTGTTCCATTTGATGGAATAAATTGGGCTTTACAAAAATTAAAAGATATTTCTATTGCTGGAATAAAACCGTTTGATTGGCTTTCTACTATCAATGTTCCTCAAATACCAGAGCTTGCTGAAGGTGCTTGGTTTAAAGCAAGAAACCCAAGGTTAGCGATTGTTGGTGAAGGAAAAGAAAACGAAATTGTCGCTCCAGAATCTAAAATAGAAGATGCGGTAGAACGAGGCAATAGGAGAAATAGCAATAGTGGAACTCAAAAAATTGAAATGACTATTAATGTTGTTTACGAAGATGGCAAAAGAATTATTAAAAAAATAAATGATACTCAAATAAAAGAAGGAAAAATCCTTTTAGATATTTAGGAGGGCTAAAAATGTCAAAAGATAAATATGATTATTCGATTACTCAAGATGGAGTAATCGAATATTTTCATGCTCAAAAAGTCGGATATAAGTATCCTCAAACTGACGGAGATGGAGCAGGAGCTACAGATGAAAATGTAATGTTTCTTGACCCGCTTCCAGAGCGAATGACTTTTGTTGCAAAATATGATAACCCAGAAGAGCAAGAGACTTCTAAATTGTTAAGAATGGCTAAAAAAAGAACTGGAACCATTCGTTTTTTTGATTTTAGAGAACAAAAATTTGTAGAAAAAATATGTTATATTGTCGCTGAAAATATAGAACCTGAATTTTTAATAGATGGAGAGTTTGTGTGTAATCCTTTTGAAATAGAGTTTATACAACAAATACCAGATGAATATGTATAGCATAAGTGATAGTTATAAGATTGCTTGTAAAGAATTAACAAGACAATCTCGAACAAAAATTGTAGTAGATAATATAACGTATGATGGAGCTGAATATATCAAAGACTATCCAAAATTTAGTCACAGTAACGATACTATGATTGGTGGATTTCCTATCAAAAGTGCTGAATTTAGCCTATGGATAAAAAAAAGCTCAATTGACTTAATAAATAAACCTATTGAAATATATAGGGGTTTAGTAATTAATAATAGTGTGGAATGGATTCCACAAGGAATATTTTATGCTAACGAAGAAGACGTAACTACTTCTAATACAGGAGAATATATTATAGTAAAGTGTTATGATGGTGCCAAAGATTTAGGAACAAAAAAATATGTCGATAATAACGTGTATCCTTTATTAGAAACAGACTATATAAAGAATGTAATAAGTCAAAGTGGATATGAATTGGATGAAGAAGTTTTTGTAGAATCAAATTACTTAATGAATCAAAAACCTAATATGGATGATAAAACAAGCATAAGGGAAATTGTTAGCCGTTATGCAGAGCAAAGAGGAGCAATAGCAATTTTTTCGAGAGTTGGTAAAATTCAAATTAAACGTCCAACTAAGATTGATTTCACTTATAGGTTTTATGAGTACAAAAAAATGACTTGTGAATCTATTTATGGTTCTATAGACCAAATTATAATTGGAAATAAGAATATAAACAACAATTGCATATATCCTAATAGAGAACAAAATTATCCGTGGACTATAAACGATAATCCTTTTTTAGATTTATTGAAACAGGAAAGACTTGAAGAAATTTATTCACAAGTAATAGGCTTAAAA